CTATTCACTTTTGCTTGGTCGCGAGACAAATACCACCTCGCTCATCACCTGCCTCCGGAGCCGAAAGGTGTTGGCGTGACTGGAATGAGCAATCCATGAGTGAACTGCGGCTCGCACACGATCTATATCGATGCGCCCATACTTGTATTCCGCAGCCAGTCTCTTAAGCCTCTTTCTCATACGCTTGACAGAGTCTTTTCTCAGCTTCCTATGCGTTGGCCAGATCCGGTATCCGAGAAAATCCAACGGTCTGCCGCCGAATCTCCGCAACGGAAACACTTGGGTTTTCCCGTTTGTATGCAGGAGCAACCTGTCCTGCAGAAACCCCTCAATCCGGCGCCTGAGATCCTGCAGGTGCTGTTTGTCGTGGTGCAGTATCACGAAATCATCCATGTACCTGACGTAGTGCCGCTCTCTGAGATCGTACTTGACGAATTTATCCAGCTCGTGGAGGTAGATGTTGGCAAACAGCTGGCTGGTCAGATTCCCGATAGGGATACCACGAGGCCGACAAGCCCCTTCCTCCACGTACGAATCTATGATGTTGTCCAGAAGCCGCAGAGTTGGCTTGCAGGCTATTCTCTTCCTCAGTAGGCGCTTGAGGATCTCGTGGTCTACACTCGGAAAATACTTCGAGATATCGGCCTTGAGAGCATAGACAGCCCCATGCTCACGTCGCACCTTTCGCATCATCCGTTCGGCAGTATCGGCTCCGGCGTGCGTTCCTTTGCCTGGCCTGCAGGCGTAGCTATCCTTGATGAAACGAACCTCCCAGATGGGCTCGATAACCGACACAATTGAGTGATGCACGACCCTGTGCCGGAACGGCAGAGACGCAACCACTCTGGTTTTCGGCTCATGCACCGTGAATAGCCGATAACCGGAGGTATCGTACTCCTCCCAGATCAACTCATTCTGGAGCTGTATCAGCTCCTCCTCGAGGCCGGCCGTGAACCGGACCACTTCATTCTGGTACCGCTTGCCCTTACGGGCTTTTCGGTAGGCTTCATGGAGAGCTTCAAATGAGTATATCTGTGGGTAGAGATTATTGTACGTCTTCGCCATCACGTTCCCTATAGAAAATCGGGGCGCCCAGAGGGGTCGGCTTCAGCCTACTGTCCCAGGCACCCCTGTTTATGTCTTTCGGCGCTTGGCCGAGGAGCACGGGTCCTTTTGATACTGCACTGGATGCGAGCCCATGAGCCCGCGCCTTCTCGCAGTTTTCAAGAGCCGGGCGGAACCCGATGTTGTTGTTCGAGTTCGACCGCAGGTTGTTCAAGTTCAACGTGAACACCCCGGCATCCGCCGCGTTGTTCCAGTTGCCACCCCGGATCGGCAGGCGCTACATGCTTTAACCCGAGCCCCTTTGGATTGCCTTAAACCAACCTCCGATCATACGCCCGATCTCGTTCAGAAGCATCGACCAGTAGTGATACTTCTTGAAAGGGAGATACTCCAACTCCTTTGCGAGACGGATTTGCGCCCGGAGCAGGTCCAGTTCAGCATCCAAGTCTTGCATCGTTGTTTTCTTGTGGTACCTGTGGTTGCACACAATGATCAGTCGCAGCAGGCGCCACATCGTGTCACGGATCTCTTGGCTTAGAACGTGCCGCTCCGACTTTGGGAACTGCCGAATTGCCGTGTATCCGTAGGCTATCATATCCTCGGTCTTCTGTCGGATTTTCAGGTCGTCCATGTTACTTCAGGATGGGCCGGGCTATCGCCCGGCCCCCAGATACCACACCCCAGATATCAGATCCCAACAAAAGCCGGGCGGAACCCGAAGATGTGGCTCGAGTACGACCGCAGGCTGTTCAAGTGCAACGCGAACACCCCGGCAACCGCCGCGATGTGCCAGTAGCCACCCCGGAACGGCAGGCGCTCGCCTACGTTCCGCATATATATGTTGTCGCCACCCAGAGATGTAAGGCCCGGAAAGAGCCCCAATTGCTTAGCAAGATCCGGTACCGTAATCCCGGCGTCGGCGGTCATGGATTCAAAATCCATACTGGCGCTTGTCGACCCGTCGCTCTGGCTGGTCACGGTGTCGTTTAACAGCACATCGCCGCTGCCTGTGGCACCGGTAGCGTCGTACTTCAACGTACCACTAGTACCAGGAGCCACAAGTGACCCGTCTTGCGCTATCGCCTTCCATTCACTCGACCCGGCAGACTGATCCTTGCTGTTGTCAGCTGCATTGTTTGACGCCAGGATCTGAATCTCACCGTCTACCAGCCGAAGACCACCAACCCACTCCCATACGTTACCATTCAGATCCGCGATCCCCGCGAAGGTATGATCGTGACGCCAGGTCGCCGGGCCGGAGCCGGTAAGGATTCGGGCGCTGCCGATCGCCTGGCCCGGTGCATACTGATCTCCGTCCTGGCGAGTGCCGGTTTCGTACGTGGCAGCGTGATCCCTACCGTAGTTGTTGTTGCCGTTCGGCATAGTGCCGTTCTTATGAGCCCAGAGAGCGATCGCGGCCCATTCGGCATTGGTCAGCAAGTGCCACCCCGCGCCTTTGGCCGAGCAGTACCCACGGGCCTGATCGGCGTCGGTGTACACCCTGGGGTCTTGTCCTGGCAAGGCCAAGGCGCGCCCGTCATGGACGACCGCCTGATACTGGCCGACCCAGATCTCGCTCTTTTCGACGCCGTTCACCAGGAAGGCGGGATGCACCCCAGACCCAAGGGACGCATCGATATCCTCGATGTTGAACTTGGGAATCCGCACCATGTAGCTGGGATATCCCTTGTCGTCGTACATAATCGTAACACGTCCGCCGGTCGCCGCTTCGACAGCCTGCCTGGCTGTATCCTTAATACTGATAATCAACCCACTCATTACTCATCTCCTCCTTCGCTGTTTTCCGGTGCGGGAGGCAAGGCCCACACATTTACGACCACTTGATCCAGGTTCACCGGCTGTTTTTCCATCTCCATGATGGCGGATCCTGATTCCGGATCTGCCTCTCCGGTTTCGACCTCAAGGTAAGCCGCCGGCGGGAGTGTTACGTTAGCCACATACCAGCCCGCCCCTTTACCTTCTACCACCTGGCCCTCATGATCGAGCGACAAGTCGATCGTGATTGCCTGGTCTTGTTGCCGTGCGGCAACATCGATCTGATACCCACCTACTTTGAGATACTTAGTTCCCATCGTGATCGGCAGGTACTCGCCTTCTGTCTGATAGAGAATCTCTATACCCATGAACTCCTCCTTATCCCTTGTTGACATTTAGCAGCGTCCAGCGCAACGCCACATTGTCGGCGCTACCCTCATGACGGATCTTGAAGCCATTTTGCTGCTTCTCGACCACCTTGACCGCGCCGATCATCCCGAAGTCCGTTGCGCTCTCGACCGTGAGATTCACGTCGTACTCAGGTGCGTTTATCGCAGGAAACGGAAGTGCAACATACACGTCCTGTACGGTGCTGATCGTGAATCCGTTCCAGCCCTGCACAATCCGACGGTCGGTGAGTGTTACCGCATCAATACTGTCCGTAGTGTCACCGGCCGGTACCGTGATCTCGTACAGCTTGAGGCCGGAGTCCGGGATCTCTTTGGCGATGCTGACACGATATCCACTCCCATCGTGCCAAAGGTATGCCCAGTACGTCTCCGCAGCTGATCCGGGATTTTGGGGAACCGTGACGTGGTAGTCATCATCAGGGACATACCGAACATCTCCATCGATATACGCGATAGACCGATCCCCTGATACATACGCACCCGTCCGTGTCAGATGAAGAGCACGGATATCGCTTTTCACCAAGATGACCCCCTCAACCACCCATTTGTTTTTGAGTACCGCCGTTCCCTGACTAAGCACCCGCTCACGGAGATCCGTGATACCCTTCCGGTTCACCCCAACGCCGGACAGTGCCTGCGCAATAGCTGAAATGATGGCATTCTGCGCTTCATCGTCGATACCTTGCTGTAGGTTCTGCAGTTCTCCGTCCGTCTGGTCCACACGCCCCTTCAGGTACACAGTCCTGTTCGCAAGTTGCTTTGCCTGCAGATTACTGATTCCGTCTGGGCCGCCCAGCACTGGGTCCGTGGTCTCGATCTGGTATATACCGCCTTCCCAGACCGATGATTCTTGTACATTTGCCATGGATCACTCCTCCTTTATGGCTTGGTTTAGAAGATGATCAGCCATTGTCCCTCGATGCTGATATCCGATTCTTTTTCGATCGCCTTCGTTCGATGTTTTCGTGCAAACAAAGCGCCGTCGGCCGTGAGAAGCCCAAATTCCCCGATCGACATACCGTTCGCTTCGGTGACCAAAAGATTCCAGGCAATCTCAACCTGACCAGGCGCCGGATACGAGAATGCCTGCACCGGCTTCATATAAGCCGATGTGATTCCGGTATCACCTGGCGTTGGAGTCGACTGGTTGGTCCCGAAGGCGATTCTGTCAATACTTCTTCCGCTTACCTCACCAGAAATCAACCTCGCCATCACCGAACGCGCCGCGTCGACGATTAGATTCCGGTCTTGATACTCAAGAACCAACTGTTCGCCTCGATATACCTGCATACGAAAATCGCCCCGCACAGGCACCACCTCTCTTTGTGTAATCATGCAACCTCCTCTCTGTAGAACTCGTCTCCCTCATAAAAGATGCCGTCGTAGTAGCTCTTGACACCGTCATGCCGCAATAGTCCATCGTACGGACTGCACCAGTAGCGCATCCGTCCATCAAACCTCCGGTGATGACGAACAATAAATGGCATTGAAGTGTCGATAATCGCGTCTTGGACGCTGCCGTAGGAAAGCCCTTGATACAACAACCGACCGTCGTGGTGCGCCACAATCGTTGCGCGATCAGACAGTGAAACGTCCACTTCGGCCTGCAGAACGTCTCCGCCCGTACTGCTATACGTCGCCGGGTTCGGAATTGTTAGTGGCACCAAGAGCAATGAACTCCCGATGTAGTCAATCTCTGCTCCGTATGTTCGGGATCCCTGGTACTGTTCTGGGATCGCGACCTCATCCAGCATGGTTCCTACCACAGGGTGAAACTGGTTATGCAACCAGCCGCCACCATAAGTGGCGGCACCGTCAAACATCTGCCTGAAACCATGGTCGTGGCGGATGCGACTGTTGTATCGCAGGCCACGCGGGTAAACGTCGCGATCCTTCGTGATTACCGACACCAAAGACTGATCGCCAAGCACAACTCGCTCCACGTACCGAAACCAGTCCGCTATGGTGAGCTCAACGTTCGGATTGAGTGTTTCGTCCAGGAAGCTCCATAGCCACATACGGTCTGCATCGCTGAGGTTCAGAACCTTGACATAGACTTGGAGAAACTCCTCTGTAAGTAGATACCTGTCGCCAAAATGCCCGGTCAGCTGCCCTTTGACGTATACTCGCTCACCGGCCTTGGATAGAAAATAAGAGGCTGCAGTGACACGCAGCCGGTATTCCTCTGAGGTATCTCCCGGGAGGCGAGGAACAAACAGCGCTTTTCCGTGCTTATTAAGCGCGGCATCGTCACAGAGGTATGGATACCGAGCAAACAACGCCGTCTGGGCATCGTTTCTTACCACGCCAAACACCTTGCCCAAAACGGAGAACAGGCTCCCGCGATTCTTTTTTTCTATCCCTGGCGGCGCCACAGCTTCCTTGATCCATTCGATCATCACGTAGCCACCTTAGTTGCAGTGACAGAAGCGGTAATTATGCCGGATTCGTCCGGCTCGACGTCTCGGTCGGGGCTGAGTATCTCGACGGTATCGACATCAACATCATCATAGAGAGCGTACAGATCTCTGATCGCGAAACGACTACCGATACCAAGGCCGTAGACATAATTCTCAGCGATCAATCGGACATCCGCATCGGTGGCCGCGCCAGTAAACTCTATCTGCACGGAAATAGTCGTGGTGTCAGGAGGTTTGACCTGCACGTCGAACCCCATCAGCTCATGATCGTGCAATGCGGCATCGACAGCCGATAGCAATTCAGATCCAGGAACTCCGTTCACTGCTGCAATGATTACGTCCGTGCTACCGGGACCTCGAGGCGTGCGAATGATCTTTGCTTCCAAAACCCCGTCGACAGATGTTGCGTAGAACTTGTATGCCGCTCGGGTGTCGCCGAGACTCTGGCTCTGCCATCTATCCTTTATCCGGCTTCGATACGGCGCATCTTCCTCCGCATCTGTTCCAAGAGCCTCAATCCAGTCTGTGGGAACGGTGAGCAACTCCACGCCGTTGACCACCTTGGTAAGATAGATGGACGTGCCCGGAGATACGTTGTACTCAGAACCAGGTATCGCAGCGGTCACCGGAAGGGAAAACTCGCCCGCTTGAAACGTAATATCCTGCGATACCCGGAACCTTAAATCAGTACCGGTTACCGCAACCCAGCTTCCTGCCGAAATAGCGCCGGCGGCGTACGCCTGTCCAATGAACGACCCGGTTGTCCTTTCGGCTTGTTTTCGCGTAACACCAAGCAATACTCCCCACATTGCCAAAAAATCACCGGAGGCATCGTCGAGTGTCGCATTTAGATAGATCGGATTGATATCCGATTCGTACAACTGTTTTATCGACGCGACAATCGTCTCCAGAAACCCCCGAAGTACTCCGGTAGACTTGAAGTTTGAGATCCCCGTCTCCTGTGTGGCAATTGCGAAGACTTCCTGCCTGATCTCCTCTTCCGTCTTCTCCAGAAATGATGGATCGCTCATTCATTACCTCCGCCGAACAAGTCCGCCAGGTCGAACCTGAGCGCCTCCTGAGTGACGGCGGACAGCGGGCGAAACACCAACTGAAACCGACCGTCCTCGAGGCGAGAGCCACGAACCGAGGAGGCGTCCACCCGGGGATCCTTTAGCGCCAGGCGCTCGAGCTCCTGGATTATCCCTTCTTCACTTGCTGTTGGATCGTTAAGGAAGTTGTAGAGCTCACTCCCTGCCTCCAGGTCCCACTTCACGCTTCCACGTGGGATAGACGCCTCCTCGGCGATATCCTGAGCGACTAACGCGCCGCCGGATATGGTCTCCACATCTCCCGCCGGCAAAAAGACCAGATCCCGATCATCACCCAGTTTGATATCAGTCCCGTAGTTCACGACAGACCGCCTTTGCCGGCGAGCTCATATCCCTCATTTGGAGTTGTTATACTTCCAGTTACCGGCGTTCCAGTTCCATCAAGCAACGTCGTGTTGTACGCGCCTGGAGGTGTCGGCGGCAAAATCGCCACATCCTGCCCGGCGTCAATAGTCACTGACACATGCGCCGAGGCTATGTGCTCGGTGATAATGTTCGCCAAGCGCTCCACAAACTGGTCCTCGTTGACCGTCCGGTCGTGGTAGAGCGTCCTGAGCTGGTCTTTGAATGTCGCGTCATGGTCTACCATCCCCATCGTCTACTCCTTGAATAGCTGACCGATTGTCAGCTTCAATTTCTGCAATTTGACCACTGTATCCGGGGACACCGTATGCTGGGGCGGCGGGCCGATAGTCTTCATGGCAATCACCTCGTCCACGAAGTTTTCCATGATCACCTTCAGGCTCTGAGACCCGTTCAAGATCCCAAATAGCGACCCATCAATCTTGATCACCGCCCCTTTGCCGTCGGTCAACACCAGGGCATTCTCGGTACCGTCCGCCGGGGTATACTCGTCCCCCGCGAATCCCGCCACGTACGGGTAGGCCCGGTTGAACCCGACAAACCCCACCACAATCAACTGCCCAGCCTCCGGGGGAGCAAAGAGCCCCCGGCCATCAGCCCCCATCCATATCGGCGGGAGTGGGATCTCCTTCAAAAGTTCTCCGGTCTCCTCGAGAGTGGCTGGATTCACCACCTGAGCGTCCACGCAGTACCCGCCGGCGGACTGCTTGATATACCCTTTCTCAACCTTCGCCTTGACCGGGGCGGCCATCCCTTCCAGGACTCGCTCCCGGAGGCGCTCAATCACCGGCCGCTCGCTCATAGCGCCTCCAGGACAAGCCCGGCGCGATACCGCCCCGGCTGAATATCCAGCCGGGCGTTGGTGCAGAGCCGGTCTTCATCGCCCACACTCACCACCTGGTTGTAGCCGACGGGAAAAGCAAAGGTATTGAAGTTGTCTCCGGCCCGCAGGATCACGTTCACCCCGGTTTCCAGCGCTACCGGAGACGCAACTTCCCGACGGATCTCCTCGAGGGGGCCGAGATACAGCACGCCATCCGGTCCTACAACCCGACCCGTAAGTATTCCGGCCGCTTCTCTGACTGCATGTTCCAGCGCCTGGAGCGCCCAGTGTCTCGAGCACTGCGGAACACTGAACCGGCGAAGCTCAACATCCGGCCACGCCGATAGATCGGTGTCAAACGGATTGTCCGCCGATTTCAGGATCTCTTCGGCAATGTTGCCGCTACGCTCTTTCCGCCAAGAGGAGGGCTCCACGATTTCTCGGAGTGCTCGCCGTGGTGCCGGCTCCAGGATGTACCGCCGCTTCCCGTGGTGCGGATACACCTCGGAAACGGTCCCGGTAAAGATCGTCTCCGGCCCATTCCCTGGATCCAGCTGAATCTCTACCTGAGAATCCGCATCTATCTCATCGGGCCGAGGAACAACCAACACAGCCATTGAGAACCCGGCGGTGGAGGTGACCGTCAGTCGGGACCAAGACTCCACTCGGGAACCTTCAGCTGCCACCCTGACCTTCGGCCTGTAGAATGTACGAGCCTCAGCCATAGAGATCCTCCATATCTCGGAGACGGCTCCAGTCTGCTTCGTCACCAGCTCGTTCAATCACTGTCTCTTCCGGCGTAGACGCAGCAGCTTCTTCCGTCTCTACATTTTGCCGCTGCACCAGCCCCACCACCGGATCATGCTCGGTAAAGTTGATCGACAGCTCCACCGCGTCCCGGCCGCTGTCGTCTGTCACGTCGAGACCCGCAAACAGCACCTGCCGGATATTCAGAGAAGAGGCCAGTTGAGACTCCAGGGCGTAAATTACCGGCAATCCGTCTTCCAGCTGTTTAAACGCCTCGTTCACGGTGCGCAGGTGATCGTAGCGACTGACCAGCCGCTCGTTCGGCTCGTAGATTGTCGCGTCAATCGACAGATCCCAGTCGTCCCAGCCGTCAAACACCTTGCGGCGACCACTGGACCCTTCTATCTTGGATGAGTCGATTACGATCTTCCCACGGCAGCCGACGCGATTGACGATGCACGGGAGCGGTACCCCATCCATCCTCAATACGCCATTCTTTCCGATTGCGATCCTGCTCACGATACATCCTCCACCTGCTCCCGGAGCTCTTCCACAAACCGAGTCAGGTCGGCCGCCTCGGAGAACTGCACGTAGAGATTCTCGACTTGAATAGGCCGCTCATTCTTGCCACCGTCCGTACCACCGGAGCCGATCCTGTTGACCAGATCCCGGAGCACCCCGGAGATACCGGAATCCTGCTGTCGATCAACCGCCTGTACATCCAGCCGCTCGCCGGAGGGAAACTGCAGGACGTTGTTCACCTGGGCAAACTGGCTGCGCGCCGCATCCGGGAGCCCGTTCCCGGCCCGCATACCATCAGCCATCGTCTCAGGGATCGCCCTGCCTGCGGCGGTCAAGGTAGAGAACGGACCTTCTTTGGCGTCCGAGTGGGGTAGCAGATCACCCACCCGGGCAAAGGCGCCACGCACTCCGTCAACCAGACGCCGCCCCCCCTCGGCCACCCCGGAGCCCACGGTCTGGAAGATCCCTTCACCGCTGGTAAGGAAGTCCGGGAGCAACTCCTGCACCCGCTCCTTGACCGCCCGGAAGGGCGCCAGGATACGGTCCACCGCACCGGTAGCCAGGCTCACGATCGAGTCCCACAGACCTGCAAAGAACTCCCGAATAGAGTCCCAGTTCTGAATGATCTGGCCGATAATGGTGTAGTCGGACCATATACCCTTGATAAAATCCCAGGCACCCGAGAAGACGTTCGTAACGCCTTCCCACAACCCGGAGAAGAACTGAGTAATAGGCTCCCAGTTCTGCACGATGATCCCGATCGGGTGATAGGTCAGGAACAGATTCTTGATCCAGTCCCAGACCGTGGCAAACACGTTCTTGATCCCCTCCCAGAGATTCACAAAGAACTCGGTGACCGTATCCCAGTTACGCACGACCCAGACCGCACCGGCGGCCACCGCCGCCACCCCGGCCACCACCGCGTAGATCGGCCAGTAGGCGGCCATATGCGCCGCCGCTACGCCCCACATCGTACCCATCCAGCTGATCGCCGACGGGATAAACCCGATCACCGCCCGACCGGCGTTGAGGATCCCGGTCCCCAAAGCCTTCACCTGGACGCCTACCAGCGCCATGGAGGAGCGCATCATCCCGGCAATACTGCCGAAACGGTCCATCAGCATCGTGAAGCTCAAGAGCCCGGTAGACATCTGCAGCACGGTCGAGAAACCGCCGGCCATCGCACCGCCCACCTCCAGGGTAGCGCCCGCGATTCCCGCCAGATTCTCCCCGACCAGAGGAAGGCTCGTGGCCCAGTTGAGGAAGCGCACTCCCGCGGTGGCGGCCTCAACCCCGAGACCCTTCACCGCGTTGGCCCCGCCGCCGATCCGCTCCTGGAACACCGCCCAGGAGTTATTGAGCCCCTCCTGCCGCCGGGTGAGGGTGTCAGCCATCTTTCCGGCGTTATCCAGCGTCACCCCGGCGGAGTTGCTTACCGCATCGAAGCCCGCCTCGAGATCCCCGAGGTTGGCCGTCAAGAGACTGACCGCCGGGCCCGCCTCGGTACCGAAGCCCCCGATCAAATCGTCGGAGGAGTACCCGGCGGCCGAGATATTGCGGAGGGTCTGCATCAGATCGATACCACCCTCACTGGTCCGAGCCACGTCGAACCCGAGGCGCTCGCTGGCGGTCGACATCTGTGCCAGGGCGCTCTTCATCGCCGTCCCCGCCTCAGCGCCGGTGATCATATTGGTGTTGAGCTGCCCGAGAGCCGCCGCCACTTGCTCCAGGGGAGCCTGAGCGCTGACCGCCAGACCGCTCACGTTGGCAAAGCCCTGGGTAAACTGACCGAGATTCTCAAAGGCAAAGTAGTTCTGGGTGCCGGCGACGATATCGGAGAGCCGCTGCATCTCCGTGCCCGCCTCGGCGGACTTGTCGCCCATGTTGTTGAAGATACCGGTGAGAGCGCTGGCGGCTTCCTGCAGGGATCCCCCGGTAGCCTGCGCCAGGAGCGCCGCCTGTTCGGTGGCCGCAATACCCTGTTCAACAGTCAAACCGGAGGAGAGCATCGTATAGACCGAGTCGGCAAACTCCCTCGCCCCAACCGATGCAATACTTCCCGCCTCACTGATCCCGCCGGCCATCTCTGCAGCGGCCTCCGCGATCCGCTCCATACTGCCGGCGGTGTCCCCGCCGATCGCGTTGGTGTCGTTCAGGACGGTGGAAACCCGGGCCATTGAGACCTCGAACTCCGCAGCCACTTGACCTGGAACAGCCGTCAACTGCTGGAAGTTCCGGGCGAGCTCGCCCACCTCCATGGAGACCATCGACATATCGGCGGCAACGTCCAGCATACCGCCCGACTTTATTTCATCGGCGTACCCGTGAATTTCTCCCCGCAGCTCTTCGATCCGGCCTGCCGCCTGGCTGAAGCCGGAGGTAAACTGATCGCGGAAGAGTAGGGTTACCGATGTAACAAAGTCGCTCACGCTGATACCTCACCTACGTCCAAACGCCTGGGAGAGGACCGTAGCGATCGCCTCCGTCATGACGTTTACTTCGATGGACCGGGCCGCCTCGGCCTCGGCCATCTTCGCGTCTACCGTCTCGAGGCTGAGCCCCGAGACATCCTCACCAAGAAACCGCCGGATAAACAGCCGGCGGTAGGTGAAGGCGTTTACAGCTTGCGCTTGGTCACGCTGGTGCTGTTGCCGCCGCCGAAAAAAGGGACAATGTTCTGGTCGTTGAACTTACCGACCGCCAGGGGATAGTCCTTGAGCTCCTTCATCACCTCGATCGGCTCGGGGTGCACGATGAGAGAGGCCAGGAGGTTCTGGTTGGCGGCCATAGGGTCACGACCGGCCCCCTGCATCATCACTTCGGCGTCCGCGTTGGTCGGCTCCCGGAAGATGAACTCCACCTTCTGAAGCTCGTCGTTGCGGTCCTTGTAGGTAATGGAACCCTCGTAGACGGTCCCGTGGGCGGCTTTCAGCTCAGCCAGTTTTTCCTTTGTCACATCCATTGATCATTGCTCCTTTGTGTCACGCCGGATCCGGCCTACGGAATAGGAATGTAGGCCGGCTGTCCGTTCAGAATCGGGATGGTCACCTGCTTACCGGTGATCTCCATCATCACTTCACTGTCCTTGCTGCTCTTTCGCGGCACCTCGGTGATCTTCACCGTGATGGTGTCCACTATCGGCGCCTGGCCAACCGCCCCGTAGGTGATCACCACCGGTATCGGCGGCGCCCCCAGGATGCCGGTGGCGGCCATCGACTTGTTGAGCAGCTCGAACTCCGCTAGGGACATAGTCGCCTTGAAGTCGCCCTCAAAGGCTTTGTGCACCACACCCCGGGGGGTGCCGGTCTTGTCCGTCTGCACATCCACGTCCTTTTTCACGCTGTAGCTCACGTCCTCCAGGCTCATCACCATGCCGGTCGGGAGCATCACCTTGGCCGACTCGTGGTCGTATACGACTCCGTTAATCATCCGTTACCTCCTACGCCAGCAGCGGGTTGTGATACGAGATCACGTTCTCGATGTGGCTCATCTTTCCAAGCGGGGTGATCCGAATCCGAGTCACGATCTGCTCGGTCGAGAGAATGTCCTGCATTGGATCGATGTACACCGTCCCGCCGGAGATCTCACCGCCGTTCACCATCTGGTCAAGCGGCTGCTCGGAGATCTTCTTGAACATCTCGATGCCTTCCAGGGAGCCGTCCGCGCCCACCTCCACCGTGTCATTGAGGTAGGTCATCTGCGCATCCCGCACCAGCTTGCACGCCTTGTCCATCACCCGGCGCCGCTCCTCCAGCTTGTAATCGCTAACGTCTTCGGCGAGCATCTTGCCGCTGGTGATGTAGGTCCCGGTGAGCCCGATGTAGTGCCGGGCAGTCACATACCCGGCGTCCGCCAGGGCCTTGATATGGCCCTCGTTCAGGTCGGTCGGAAGGATCTCGACTACGCCGGGGATCCCGCCGTACTTCACCGCATCGATCGGCTCGTGCGGCTCCCGCCGTGCGGAAAGCCCGGTCCCCAGACCAATCAGCCCCCGCTCATCCACGGCGCCGGCCGGATCAACTTCCATCACCCATCCGGCGTACACCTGCACCCGACCGCCCACGGTACTGCCGCGCTCGGATCCGGCCAGGGCCGCCACCCACTCGCTGGTGGTCTCGGCGTCTCCCACATACCGCGCCTGGCACTTGAAGTGGATGTAGCGGTGGTTCGCTTCGGCACCGGCCGCTTTCACCGCCAGGGAAGCCCACAACGGGGACGCACTCACCCCGGCGATGCTGATCCACTCGTAGGCGTATGCGCTCTCGAGCAGGGTATCCACCGCCGCCAGAACCTCGGCGTTGGTCGCCGTCGGAGCGGTAGCGGAGAAGCTCCACTCGTCATCCACCTCAAACTGCGCTTCGTCGCCGCTGGGCGTGCCTTCTGAGAAGGTGAGGGTGATACCAGTCCCGGGAATCTCAAAGGTCCCCGGCGTGTCGGGAACCGTATACTTCTTGCTCAACACCCCGTCGATCTCCACCCGGAAGACCGCCTCGTTCAGGGCGCCGGCTTCCACGATCACGACCTTCACGTCGTACTCGTTCCGCGGCGTTCCCGCCGCCGCAACCGATCCGACGCCCGCGTTGGCGCTGCCGGCGGTAACCGACCCGACCGTACCCGGCGTGGTGCCCTCCAGGGCCACCGCGTAGCAGATCGTCCCGGCCACGCTCAAGGCGCTGACCACAAGATCCCGCAGGGGACCGTCGCCCAGAGCCTCGGCCGCGTCTCCGGGATCGGTGAAAATCTGAATCCCGCCGCCGTAATTGGCGGCCACCCCGACCGCGCCAAAGATGCCGGTCGCATCGGCGCCACGGGCGCCCAGGGCGCCGTCGAGGATCTTGTTCTTTACATCAGGAAGCCCGCTTGCCATCTACTCCCCCTTTCTCGAAAGCCCAGACCGCCGCATCGAAGGTCTTCTTGTCCACCTTCTTGCCGGCGCTCCATCGCTGTGCCTCACAGACCCCGGCAAATACCGCAGGATCCAGCGCGGCGCCCAGTTCCTCGATTGGATATCTGGCGCTCTGGCTGCCCTTGGCCTCCTTGGTCTCCTCTTTCTTTCCGGTCGCCGTAGCATCTGCGCTCTTTGCGTCCGTTGTGCTCGAGCCGCTCTTATCGGCCATGATCACGTCCCTCCTTCATCTGGGTTGGTATCTGCATCCCGGATCACCGGCACCTGCTCGGCCGGGCCAGCCAGGACCCCATTCATCTCCACCTCGGCGCCTGCAACGTAGGCCCCGTGAGACTCCTTATATTGGGCGCTCATCTTACGGACTTTCACCGGCTGGCTCTGGTCCAGGTACACCCACTCCCGGGGAAGCTCGCCCACAAACGCCAGGAGCGCCTCGTCCGCCTCCGCCTCGCTTCGGGCCCAGAACTCCACCGTCACCGGCCAGCTCCGAAGCCCTCGGGACTCCCGCTTCCACAGGTTGTCCTGCTCGTCCCGGAACTTGCACGTACTCGCTCCCTTGGTGGTGATCGACCCATCACCATGGGTCACCGTCACAAAGGGAAGCGGCCCGGTCTGCAGCAGCCTGCGCCGCTCATGCTCGGTATAGCCAAAGAGCCACACCCCTGCCCCTCCCGGAACGCAGGAGGCCAACACCCCGTCAAAAAAGGTGTTCGCCGCGCCCACCAGGCTGGAGTCCACCACCGGCGGATCACCCCACGCCAGGGGAGGCCAGGCAGTAGTCACCGCCCACAACGTGGCGCCGACTTTCCCGATCTTCGCGTCGTACAGACTCTGGGTCTGCACATCCAGCGGCGCCCGGTCAACTCCCGGGAGACTCCGCAACGTCTCCTCCACCGTGTCCAGGATCGGAAGCAGATCCGGCCCGTTGGGCCGTCCCAGGACATACACCGCCAGGCGTATACCGTCCTCGGCTCGCCCCAACACCGCCACCAGGACCGCCGGCAGCGTACTGAACCGCCGCCGGATCTCCTCCTCATCCATCGCCCCGGGGTGCACATCCACGTACACCTTCGGGCGGCGCCCGGAAAACGCCGTCGTCAGCGCCGCCGCCGCGCTCGTTCTCGCTTCGGTCAGCGTCACAGCATCCCCCCGGATGTTCGTCTCACAAACTCAGTCATAACCGTCACCAGGTCCTCCTGATTTTCCCGGGAGATCCCCAGGTACGGCCGGGCCGGAATGTTTTTCGCCGGCCACCCTTCCTGGTGGACCCCGGCGTAGACCAGCCGACTCCCGATGGAAAGCCTTCCGCCGGAGACCCGGCTGGAGATACTTTCGTACAGCCCGGGGCCCCCGCCTCTCAGGATCGATGCACCCGGGTTGTACTTCCGCTGCCGCTCGGCGTAGCGGGGGCTCCATGACTTCCAGGCGCTGCCGTCCGGCCCCACCTTCTCGTCAAACCGTTCCTTGGTCTGGCCCTCCAGCTCGACACCGAGCTCGTGGAGCAACTGCGCCTGATCCATGGTCTTGAGGCGGTTCATCGCCACCGCCAGATCACCGGTCAGACCGTCAAGCTCTGAAAGATCCAGTTCAAAGGCTGAACCTGGCACCGCTTACACCTCCGGCTCTTCGCCGCGGATCCACGTCGCCGATCCCTCGACAATCGCCGCCTCAACCGCGTCGGACTGGTACGCATCCATACCGCCGCCGAGCTCGCTGAGCATCCGCATGGACGCCGCGTGCCGCTTTGCCAGGACATCCTCCCCGCCGGTCGTCGCATCGAAGATAGAGAACAACGCCAGATCCAGAGAGATCGACCGCAGCACCCCCTCCAGTCGGGCGGGGGGCGCGATCGGCGTACCATCATCGGCCAGGAGCTCCGGCAGATACGCCCGAATCACTCCGGCGGCATCCTCAATCGCCGCCTCGATCCGGGTGGTATCAGGGTCCCCGTTGGCATCCCGGGGGACATGATCGCCCGCCCGGGTAAGAAACTCACTGACCGTGATGTAGGTCATGCAGCGTCACCTCCGGTATCACCGGAACCGTCACCGCCCTCGGACCCGTCGTCACCGGAAGACCCGCTTCCGCCGCCGGCGGCCGCCGCCGCGTCGTCGGGAGTCTTCAGGTCCAGGTGCGGGTCCACCATCAGAAGCGCCAGGGTCTCCCGGTCGGTGGTGTACTCGGCCATCTGCCGGGTAAACACCAGTCCGCCCCGCCGGTACTTGGGGTAGGGAGTCGTATGGCGCCCCTGGAAGGTCAGCTTTTCGCCGCCCTTCTTGTCGTTGGAGGCGGAGCCCGAGGGCCCCGCCTTGCTATTCTTTGCAGCCATCAGTTCACCTCACCTACGCCAGCCAGGGAGTCACGAGCACGTCAACCGCCTTGTAGTTGGGGTTGCTCGCACCGTCCGCCTTGTACTGGGCGAGGATGAGCTCGTTGGCGGTCGCCCGCAGCGACGGCGGAACCACCAGAAGATCGGGAGTCAGGTTCAGCGGATCACCGCCGTCGGCCTTGAACTCCATCATCATCTTCATCGCCGCGTTGAAGTTGGTCTCGCTCAGAGTGTCCCGAGCGGCCACGGCCATCTGCCAGAACCCGTACCCGAAGGCCCGACGTGCGCGCACGCCGTAGAGGTACTTGTCCTTCATGAACACCGTGTCCTGCTTGGGATCGGTGATCGTCTCGAACTCCGCCTTGGTCCGCTCCTGGAAAATGAGCGGCTTTACCGGCTTCTTGGTGTGAAGCAGGAACCACGCCGGTTCTGTGGTTGTTCCGGGGTTGAGGATGTTGGCGGTCGCCGTGTCGGAACCGCTGCCGTCTACCTCATCGTTCACCGGATGGTCGGTGTCGAAGAAGTTCTGCCCGTCGTAGCAGAGCGCCGCGAATCCGCCGACCAGGAGGGCGTAGATGTTGCGGTCGATGTGGTTCATCGCCTCCTCGCCCATGCTCTCGACGATCGGGGCGTACATGCCCAGGTTGTCGTCCTCGATGTCCGCCCGGTCTACGTCCACGGTGGACTCGAACTTCTTGTTCGCCAGGCTGTAGGCGTGCTCCGCCATACTCTTGAGCACACGATCGCCTACCCATTCCCGCATCGCCGGGAACTTGCCGAGCCACCCGTAGGTGTTCTCCGCGCCGCCGGAGGGGATCCGGGTTGCCAGGCGCTTCCACTCCTGGGGAGCGCTGCCGAGCCCTTTCTGGAACAGCTTGCTGAACTGCTTCCGCAGGGCCTCAATAGTTGAATCTTTGACGATCACGAGTTGTCCTCCTCTTCATTGAGCCCCAGCTGCCGGGCGATCTCCGCCTCCTCGGCGTTGAGCTCTTTGGTGTCCGCCGCACTACCGGCCGGCGCCACACTGGTGCCGGAGACCACTTCCGGGGCGGTCTTCACAAACTCACTGAAGGCGTTGAGGCCCTCACGAGTCGTGCACTGCGCCGCGTAGTAGTCCTTGGACGCCGGAGCGATCTTCCGGGAGGCGATCGCCGCGTTGATCGCGGTCTCTGCCTCCGCCTTGAGCTCGGCGCTTTCCTTGTCCTTGAGGGCCTTCTCGGCCTCCTCAGCACGATTGAGAACCGTCTGGTAGTCCGCCTTGGGTACCATGTCGTTCTTCCCTTCCGCCGGCGATCCGCCGGCCCCTTGCGCGTTCTGCGCCGTTTTCAGGCGTTCAACCGCCTGCAGCGCCTGCGCCTCGTCGGCGTCGGCGTTCAAGCCCAGCGCCTTCAAAATCTTCTCGAGCACGTTTTCTCCTCCTTCGTCCGTCTCGCTATTGAGTCCGGGGACTTCCAGATTTGGGTTGTTGGTGAGCGCCACGGACTTGACGAACAGGATCTCGCCGTCCGGGCCCAGTCGATATGCTGGTGAGTAGTAGCGGTACTCCGCCGCCTCCAGGGCGCCCTTGCCCCGCTCGGTCCATTCCACCCTGCCCATGAGAGCGCCGTCGGACTCCGAGAGCTCCGTGATCCAGCCGTAGGCCGGGGAGGGATCTCCCAAAGGAGCCTTGAGCTCCTGGGCGTGATTGACATCGATCGGGATGTGGAGACTCCGTTCCTGGAACGCCTGGATGAGCCGGGCCGGGCCGGGGTTTCTAAAACTCCGCCCGTCCCGCCCCACCACTACGGCGCCGGCAGGAACCAGTGGAATCCACTCAGGCAAGGAGGCCGGAACCTGAGGTAGCTGGTTGTTAAGCCCGAGGGCTATTGCCGTTTTCACGCTTCCCACGATAGCCGCGGGGGAGGTCAAACATAACGTACGACCCCTTAGTAATTGTCCCTACTAACGGGCCGCAATCGGCTCGCCCGGCAGCGATTTCCTCCGGGCACAAAAAAAGCACCCTCTCTGGGGTGCCTGGTGGTCTGAGCCTCTCGGCAGATTCTTTTATAAAGGTTTTACAACCGCCTCACAGCGGCTTTCGGCGGAAACTGGTACTTGGACCCTTACTCGAAGTCCAAACGCCCCTGAGCGGACGTATTGCGGCCGCTGCGCTTGGCGCGGATGATCTCGTAGAGGCGCTGGATGGTAATGTCGAAAGAGCGCACAACCTCCTTGTGGTTGTGGCCGTTGAACGCCTGGTAGATCGCCTCGTCGATCTCCTCCCGAAAGGCGCTCTCGGTCTTCGGGAGGTAGACCTGCATGCCGCCGAAGTAATCCAGAATCCGGCGCACCACCATCTTTGAAAGCTCCCGGTCGTCCAGGACCTTGTCCACCACATCAATCATCTCTTGTACCGTCTCTGTCACGTCCCCTCCCGTTGTTCGTGCTCAAGGCGGTCTATCCACTGCTTGAGGCTTTCGATCACCATCGACAACTGGTCACGTCGATACAGATCCTGATCCCCCGCCATCCGGTGCACGTAGCTGAGCATCGAACCGTAGCGCTTGCTCTGCACCGCGCCCAGCTCGTAGAGCCGGCACCACAGGGCGTAACACTTGCCCAGCTGGGGATTCTCCACCTTCGGCCGCCGGGACTTCTGAAACCCGAGGCGCTTGAAGGCATCCAGGACCGCCGCATACTGGCGATAGGTCTCGATGTCCGCCGCCGACCGGACCCCCGCGGCCCCCTCCAGAAGCGCCCGGTAGGACTCGTCGTCCAGCCCCAACTCCTTCTTTGCCACGTGGATTATCGCCATTTTGCGCCGGCGATCGGAGAGCCCCCCGGCCCCCCGATCATCCGTTTCAACCCGTTCCGCTGCCGCCACCATTCTCTCCTTCGGCGCTACACCGCCGCGATATCCAACGCCAGCTGGTGGTAGTTCCCTTCGTCGTCCCGCTGGTAGAGCCGGATATACTCCTTGCTCACCGCCACCGTCACGCTGTCGCTGATCGCCTCCATGGCCCGCTGCCACTCGTCGTCAGTGATATCCAGGCGCCGGAGGCCCAGGATACGCTTCGTGTCCACCTTGCCCTGTTTGTCCACCTTGAAGGCGTCCTCCACCAGCACCTTGATCTCAGACCGTGACCCCTTGCTCCACCGGCGGATGCAGCTGTCGATCAGCTCCTTGGCCACCTGGAGACGCTCGTCAAAGGTCACATAGTCGTTCACCGAGATCTGCACCTTGAAGGCGCCGTCGTAGCTCGTGAGCGTCACATTGCCCTTGGCGCCGCCCATCTCAACACCGTACTCCTCGGCGGACCGCGCCACAAAGCCCTTGACCGCCTCCATCGCCTCCATCTTGAACGCGCTCAGCGTGGTGTGCACGTCCCGCGCCTTCTTCACCAGGTCCCGCACCAGATCGTCACGATCGCGGTCCACCGGCTTCACCTTGTTCTTCGGCACCAGCCGCCCCTGGGGGTCCATCATGTATCCCTTGGGGATCTCCATCGTTGTGTGCATCGTCTCCTCCTTCTGCACGTATGATTTCATCAGGCGGAAAGCACCGTCTCCGCATCGATCCGCGATTGACCGATCTCCGCCGCCAGATTCATGCTTCGTTTGACCAGGTTGTTCACCGTCAGCGGGTAGGCGAGGCTGATCGCCTGGCCGCCCCGGGTCCGCCGGGCAAGGCGTTCCCGCATGGCGTTGTAGGCGCTCTCGTCCACCAGCTCCTTGACATCCCGGCCGATCCGCTTCATCTTCAACTGCAGGTAGGCTTCAAGTTCGCCTGGTCGGGCCAGAGACTCGATCTCGGCAACTTCAACCCGCCTGATTATTTCCCTGGCTTCCCAGTTCCGAGACTCGTCCAACTTACTTTTGAGCTCGGGCTGGGCTATCAGGATAATCGCCAGCAGTTTCTTGAACCCGTCTTCCAGCTCCCAGAACCGCTTCAAATACTTGAGAGTCGCAATCGCCAGATCGTGAGCCTCCTCAATCACCAGCACGTGGCTCCATCCCGCCCGGCTGCTTGCGGTAAGGATCCGCTCCACCTGCCGCGCCTTCGCCTCCAGGGTGCGCTTGGGCCGCTCGGTGCTGCAGTCCTCCACAATCGCATCGGCGATGCTGGTCGCCGTGAGCCGGGTCTTGTCGATGGTCCGGGGGAAGATCACCTTCACCTTGAGCCCCTCCTGGTTGATCCGGTCGCTCATATACCGCCGCAGAGTCGTCTTGCCGCTGCCGGACTCCCCCAGCACCGCAAGCATCCCGCCCACCTTGGCGGTCATGTACATGTACTCCGCCACATACCGGCTGGAGTCGCCCAGATAGACATCCTCCTGCCCGTTCACATCATCCACAAAGGGATCCTGAAAAACCCCGAACTGCCGCTTGGCCGCCTGACTCAACATAACGTTGACCTCCTGTTCTGCCTCGTCTTCGTCGTTGTTCTCGTCCCGGCCGTCCAGAAATCTCCAGATACCGGTGACATCCACGTTCCGGGCGGTGAGGATTCCATTCACCGTATCCCGAACTTCTTTCTGCTTGCGCCCTTTGGGAAACCGACCGTGGTTCACAATCAAGCTGACCGAGGCAATGCTCATACCGAGCTCGCTGGCCAGCCTGGTGTGGCTGATCTTCGCTTCCCGCAGCGCATCCTTTACCGTGCGCACGCTTCCCCTCCCTCAAGGTCACCCAGAAAGGCGTCGAGCTCCGGCTCCGTCACCCCTTCCGGGAACCGTCGTTTAATCTCGGCAAAGTAGGACGGGTCCCACCCGTGACCCAGCCGTGCCATCACGTACTTGGCCGCCTCCACATGGTTGAGCGTCCTCACCGGTTCACGCCGCGTATCTATCACCGCCCCCCGCCGGGGGAAGGGCAGCATCGAGCCGCCCTCGTCGGCGATCGCGTCCACCGCCCGCAGACCCGCTCCGTCGTTGAACTCCTCCATCGGTACCGCTCCCGGCCCGGTGAGGTTGTCCAGTTTCTTGTGAATCAAGTCCACGTAGGTCTCCGGGTTGCGCTTGTAGTTCTCGCCCCACACCGGCGCGTCCAGCGGCTGCCCGAGCTCGTCCATCTCCACCGGATAGACCGTCTCGGTGACCGTCTGTCCCTCCCAGTCGTGGCGGATCCGCAAGGCTCCGAGCTCGTCCATCAACAGCGCCTGCACCTCTACGGTGGCGCCCACACGTACCCCCGGAACCCCGCCCACGCGGTAGACCGCCCGGCGCTTTATTCGCGGGTGCACAAAGGTGATCGTCAGATCCCCGGCAACCTTCCGGGTCTCCGGCTGGTAGGCCAGAAGCTCCTTGGCCTCTTCCGGCAGCTCCCTGAGCTCCTCCGGGCGGATCGCCAGCCACGCCTCCAGGCGGGCAAACTTGACCCCCCGGCGCTCCAGGCGCGTATCCACACCCTTGATCCGGTTGGCGTTGTACAGCGCCGCCCAGCGCTCCGCCGCCTCGTTGAGCTCCTCCACCGATGCCACCGGCTGGAAGCGCAGGCGACTCTCAAAGAGCGTCTCCACCAGGTTGTTGGCGTTCTCAACGGACCCCTTCACCCGGGGCTTACCCGGCAGGTGCACGTGGGTCTTTACATCCAGCCCCTCCAGTGCGTTCTGGATCGGCTTTGAGGTGTTGGCGCTGCCGGCGTCCCAGATCAGCCACTCCGGCACCCCGTGAAAGGCGTAGAGCGGATCATCCTTCGGGCTCCAGGCGTACATCAGAAAGTCCCACAGCGCCGTCATGCTCTCACCCGGCTGCTGGTAGTAGCGCAGTGAGATCGAGCCGGTGCGGTGGTCGGTGAGCACGTAGCGCCACACCTTCAGCTCCCCCTTCTTCTCCATGAAGGGCTTATTCTTGTACGCCTCGGAGTCCTCGATGATCCGCTGACGCTGCTTGGGAAGTCGCTTCATCCCCTGGGTCTTGTCCGGCAGGTAGTACAGCAGGCACAAACTCGGGTCCACCAGGTGAACATGGTTGGGGTGGAGGCTGCGCATGTTGATATGCGCCGTCTCGCTCTTGCTCTGCGTCCCCAGGTCCATCCCCCGGGCCCGCAAAAGCCGCGCCAGGTGCTCGTTGCTCGCCCCGTTGAAGTTGACCCCGTTGGCCTCAAGGATCTGCCGCGCCGTGGGGATGTACAGGGTTGCCTTGCCGTTCTGCCGCACCGCCGCGTTCATCGCCGCCGCCAGAATCTCCAGGCTGTCGGAGGGAACTTCCGTGTCTCCGGCGTCCCGGCGCCGGCGTCGGCCGGACTCCCACCCGGCGGCCTTCAGCTTGCGGTAGAGTTGCTTCGTATCCATCCTGAGCTGACCCGCCCAGGTCTTGATCATCGTCGAGCGTCGGGCCGGGTCCTCGACGCCTTCCAGTAGCCGCACATACTCCTCAAGCATCGGTCATTCCTCATCCGGCTCGGTCGGCTCTGGGAAATACCCCACAAACTCGTCGCTAAAGTGCTCGGCGTACTCCTCTCGGAGGATCTTCGCCCGCTCTTCCACATCTTCCATCTGGAAGGTCAGCTTGGTGGGAACGTGCCCCGCCTGCACGTAGAAGCGGATCGACTGGAACCGCTGAAAGAGCTCCTCGGCGATCCCGGAGAGCTTCTGGTTCAGGTGAAACTGCGCCCCGTCCCACTCGCCGGGCTCGATCTCCCGCAGACGCCCGAGGATGTAGTCGATCCGGTTCTGCAGCCGGGCGCCTTCCATCCATACCACGTCGATCTCCGCCGAGAGGCGCTCGGCCTCCGGCTCCCAGCTATGCGGGTACAGGAGCTTCCGGTTGGCCTGCTCCAGCTCGGTGATCCGCTCCTCCTTCTTCTGGATCCGCTCGGAGTAGGCGATCGCGTCCTGCCGCCGCTCCTCCCGCTCGGCCCGGAGGATCTTCCGCAGCTCCGTGGGGCTCATCCGCTGGATATCGTCCAGGCTCTTGCCCGCCAGGGTGCCCCCTTCCTCCAGCGCCTCCAGGTCCTCGTCGTCCATCATCGCCAGCTCGTAGACCTTGGTGACGGAGTCCAAATGGGCGACCAGTCGCCCTTTTGGGTTTGGCTCACCGTTGTCGCCTATAAACTTTCTGGCGGCCCGCATCATGCTTTTGGCAACGGAATGGCTAATTCCGATATTTTCCTCGACGTACTTCATGAAGTTACCGTGTGACTCATGCTCCTTGAGCTGGATCAACCGGCGCCCCGCCTGGAGCATCGCCATCACTCCCTGGTGGAGATAGAACTTCACCTCACCCACGATCCGCCCGGCGTCGTAGGGCAGGTTGTCCCCGTAGGTCTCGTCTATTTCGTGGATATTCTTGGCTACGATCGCCTGTGCTTCCGGCGTTACGTCCCGCGCCGCTTCATTGTTCCGCTTAGTATTCGCCATACTGACTTTCCCCCTGGATGTACTCGATGTTCAGACGGTTCACCTTCTCCATCACCGTCATGATGTTGCGCTGCACCACCCGCATCAGCTCCGCAAAGGTCGGGGTGATCCGCCAGCCGCCGGAGGGCAGCTTCTCCGCCCAGCCCACCGCCTCCAGGTTCTTCAGGTCCCGGAAGATCGCCGTAGTGCCGCCGCCGATCTCGCCGGCCAGCTCCCCCGCGGTAATGCCGTCCAGCTCATGGCCCACCAGGTGCTGCATCACCTTGATCAGCCGCTGTTGTCCGTTGTTGAGGTAGTTCTCAGCCATGGGCGCCCTCCACCGGCATGGCGATGGTGGTGAGGTAGGTCCCGTGGTGACTGCCCATCTCTATGTAGCTCACCAGCCGGTAGCCGATCGCCGCCACCGCCTTCACCATCACCTCCATGGTCACGTCCAGGTTGTCCCGCCGGGGCGGCTCGATCACCTCGATGATCACCACGCCCATCCCCTGGGGGTTGATCCGCGCCACAAATCCGTAGTCCCGCAGGTGACTCTCCATCCGCGCTTTCAGCGCCCTGCGCATCAGCCCCGGATCGGGGACGGTTTCGGTCCTGGTCTCGATAGCCGTTGTCTGTGTAACCATGCTGATTACCTCCTCTGGTCTTCGTATGTCCTCGTCAACAGGTGGCCCCAGCGCTGGGTGTAGGCCAGTGCCGCCCGGACGTAGGCTTCATGGGTTGCGGGGTCCCGACTCACCCGGCTGCGCAGCTCCGCCAGGTGCGCCGTATCCATCCGATACCGGACCGCCCGCACCCCGGAGGTGATCATCACCTTCCACACCGCCCAGGCCCGGATAATCCGGCCCACAAGAGACCCCAGGTGAAAGAAGGTGAACGCCACCAGTCGCTGCTTTCGCCTCATGCCATGAGCTCCTTCTGTACCGCGCTGATCTCCTGCCCCAGGGCGTCGATCCGATCGTTCACCCGGTCGAGCTCGGCCTCGCTCATCGCCTCGCTCTGCTTGCGCTTGTACAGCTCGTGCAGGTTCACCCGCAGCTCCTTGAGCCGATCCTTTGCCGGCCGCGTTGTCGCTTCTGGATTCCACTTCATACTCGCTCCTCCTTCTTCACCACAGCTCCAGCTGGTCCCGTTGCGTAACGATCCGCCACGTCTTGGCCAGCTTCCCGGTCACCTCGCAGCGGCGCTTGCCGCTCTCGGTGATCACACCCTTGTCCAACAGCTCCGTCCGACGGGGGCGTATCTGGTTGGGGTCCCCCGCGCCGGCCAGCTGGGCAAGCTCCCGGTCGGTGTGCTCCGGGTATCGTCGGATCAGCTCGTACACCAGATGCTGCCGTTCCCCGAGGGTCTCGAGGATCTCGTGGTAGCTCTCCACTGATGTGACGGCGATCCGCTTCCTCATCCGCTACGCCCCCTTGACCATCGACGGATCAATCTGGGTGCGCCCGGCAAGGATCGCCTCCCGCTCGCCCGCTGCCCGGTCGTACCGGAGCATCGCGTCGATGATCGCGTCACGGTAGAAATCCCCTTTCTTGAGATGGTGATTCCTCTTGAAAAACGCCTCCATCGCCTCGCGGTCGCCTTTCCTCAGGATTGCCGACACCGAGACGTAGTTCACGTCAGCCGGTCGCGGCTTCCGTGCGCTCTGCCCGGACTTCTTCGCCGTAGTACGCTTCCGTTTCCACCACAACAACCTGGATAGCTTCATACCGCCTCCTCGACGCCCTCCGACGCCTTTCTCTTCTGGTACCGACGGATCTCACGGATGATCGCGTCCCGGTAGAAATCCCCTTTCTTGAGCCGCCGGTTCTTCTGAAAGAACCGCTCCAGCTCCTCCAGGTCTTCCGGCAGCCAGGCGGGGGTGATTGCTCTGTACACCCTATTATTGGTCAACCGCTTGTTCATGCCCTTATTATCGGTTAACCGTTGGGAAATGTCAAGATTTTTATGTATTTTTTTGGTTAACCGATTATAATGCCGATAAGGAGGGGGAGAGGTATGTAGGTGGGACGCCAAGACACGAGGAAGCGGCACAGGTTCAAGGAGACTCTATCTCACGAGCTACAGAAGGCTCGTGGGATTCAATCTCGAGTTGCCAGAGAAGCGGATGTGAAGCAGTCGTCAATTAGCTACTGGACCAACCCGGAAACCACCGCTCTTCCCACCGTCGAGCAGGCGTACGATATCGCCCGGGCTCTCGGCGTTTCCCTGGAATACCTTATTACCGGCGAGGGCGCCGAGCCGCCACCGGCACAACCGAGGCTGTCAAAGCAGGAGGAGCGACTGGTAGCCGCCTTCCGGCGCCTCACGCCGGATCAGCGTAGCCAGATCGTCGCCATGATAGAGACCTTCCTCCCTCGGGAGGATACCGGCAATCAAGAGGAGGCGGGATGATCGGGGCGGGGTCTGGTACGCAAAGCCCTCCGGCGGTAATCCTGGAGTTTCCCACCGGGCGGCGGGTGGAGTAAGGCAAAAACGAAACTGGTTTCGTTTTTCAACCCCCTCTTGGGGCGGCGAATGCAATACTGGTTTTGAATTTCGGCACAACGAAAAGGGCAACTGGTTTCCCTTTTCAGGCAATACATACACCAGGAGGTATCTATGAAAAAGGCATTGAAGTGGATCGGCGGGGCGGTCGTCGTCATTATCGTAATCTCCGCAATCTTTAGTGGTGGCGGAGAAGAGTCAGCCACACCGGTAGAACGTACTGTGTCCCCGTCGGAACCGGCCCAAGAACAACCGGAAGAATCCCGCGCCCAGCGCGTCCGCGCCGGGATGCACAAGGTTGGAACCGATATTCCGCCAGGCGAATACCTCGCCTTCGCCAACAACCGCGCCGGCGGCTACTGGCAAGTGAGCTCCGACAGCACCGGAGACATGGACTCCATCATCGCCAACGACAACTTCACCACCTTTGCCTACGTCCAGGTTGAAGACGGTGAGTACCTCACCCTCACCAACTCCCACGCCTTCCCTCGGGACCAGTACACCGACCCCCTCGTCGAGCCCGGCGAAAAGCCTGGACCCGGCACGTACAAAGTCGGCGTGGACATCGAACCAGGCGAGTACCGCCTCGTCGCCGATGATGATCAAGCCTACTACCACCGCGCCCGCAGCCCCCGGGGCGTCATGGACTCCATCATCACCAACGAACTGTTCAGCGGCTCAACCTACGCCACCATCCAGTCCGGCGAATACTTCAAGATCCAGGGCGCCCACATCGAGTAGGGCGCCGGATCACTACCCCGGCGGGAGAAAGTGGTGACTGGTCACTACTTTGGGGAATGCCGGTAGAACGGTAGGGGAAGGAGGAGGAGATGGATAAGGAAAAGGCAATGAAGAACCTGGGAAAGATGGGAGAGCGGCACGCTCAGAACATGGACACGTTCGCTGACAAGTATGTCGACATTCAGCTCGGCAAGGCGGTCAAACATCTCGCAGAGCAGGGTACGGAAGTCACAACGGAATCGATAGTTCAGTACCTGAAAGAAGAGATTGAAAGACGATCGCTGATACCCGGCGAGGACGTGTATGCAGAATCGGCGCGGAGAGCGATCGCCTTACTCAACAGGCAATAACGTGTAGCGAACCAACGCACCAAGAACCGCGAGCTTCCGCTTTTCGTCGTTGCTTTCAAGCAGCTCTTTGACACGGGAGTCTATCTCAGCGTCGAGCGTTTCTTGTGTGATCTTCTGCTGGTCGAATCCGTCTCGGCCATATTCAGAATCCGGCCCGAACCTCGTCACGAAAAATCGAGTAAGTGCATCTTGCGGGGCGCTGGTTTCAATTAATCGCTCCGCAATCTTTTCGGGGGGCATTCCTTCTTCGAGCGCCTCAGCAATTGGGATTGCCATCGGCTGACGCGACCGCCGCTCTATGTTGTTTAACTCGTCCAAGAGCCTGATCGCCATGTCGTCATCTCGGTCCGGCATCTTCACTCCTCCACGGCGTAGTTCGCCGTCAACACAACAACGATATGCTCAGTCTCAGCGCGGCAGTCCGGGCACGGAAACTCGGCATAGTCTCCGGTATCAAGCGGTACGGTGGAGTCTTGTTGCTCCTCATGATAGCACCCGCAAACCGTGCATCGTACTTCAATCATGCTTCCCAGTATCCTCCCGCCGGAGGCTCATTCCCACGTACGAGCACTTAGTATTTGGACGCAAAAAAGCCGCCCGTTTCCAGGCGGCTCTTCCGTCGTTCCGGCCCTCGGGGCCTCACGGTTCATCGATCGGGTTTTCATAGTCGGGAATACCCTCTTCATCCAGCGGATACAGCTTCCCATCGATCCGCGCCGCTTCCCGGCCGTCATCCAGCACCACCACCACGTCGTAGACCGGTAGTCCACTGGTATCCGCCGCCGCGATCTCCTCCTCGGTAAACCGCCGCACCGGGCGGCCGGAGTAGTCGCTGTCTAATCCTTTTTCAGCCATCCCATCACCTCAAACAACGTGTCGATCTCCTGGGCGATCGGCACAAACTCATCGTGTGTCCACTGTTGAAGTCTAATACCCGGATGCTCCGACTGCAACGTCGTATCCAGCTGATCCTTCATCGTCTGGTTGCCGCTCTTCCAGGCGATGTACTGGGAGTACGCCCGGGCCCAGAGCTCTTCATTACTCTGCAGGTACCGCCGGAACTTCGGGTCCTGAATCGCCGACAATCCCCGGACGGTATCGGTATCCCTGATCCGGTCAATCACCCGCCGCATCTCCGGCATGCTCTGATTGACCGATTCAAACCCTCGTCCGGGTAAGCCGTTGTGGTCGATAAAGTGCCCCACCTCGTGAGCCGCCGTCATCTCCGGGTGGGGGCCGCGGGCCATCTTGATCTTGTTCGCGGTACCGTCTGGATAGAAACTGAATGCGCCGTAGTAGCTTTTTGCCTGGCTTCGCGCTACATCGATCTTCGGCAGCGGCCCGTCTCCGTGCACGCTTTCAATCGCCCGGAGCGCCTGCCGTGTCGCGTCTCCCAGGTCCCCATGGACCCGCACATTCAACGCATCCGATACCGGCGTACCGGACGGTCCCGCCGGGCTCACCGTCTGGGTGAAGCTCACATCCTTCTCCCGGAAGATCTCACCCAGCTGCTCCATCCGCCCGGCGCCGGCGTTATGTTCAAATCCCGGGTCTATCCCCTCGTATCCGGTGTACCTCTCGCCGGTGCGCTTGTTCACATACTCCCGGGGATTTCGCTTCGGCGCCGTCGTCTGGATCGGCTTGCGCCCCGGCTGCCCGTCGCCCTGTACCGGGGCGGGGATCCCGCTCCGCTGGTAGCGCTGAAACTGCGCTTCGCTCACAAATCGGGTGGTGCACTTACACCCCCACCCGTTACGGGGGTTGTGGGTACTCCAGAACGAATCATCCTTCGGGAGAATCAGTCCGTCCCAGGAGAGGTGCTCCGGCCGGTGCTCCTTGCTCGCCCCCACTCGGTACATCACGTAGGGGTGGCTCGCCGAGCGTTGCCCCCGCTCCCAGACTCCCGCCTGGTACGCCTGGCCAAGGTTGACATCCCAGATCGTCTTGAGCCGCCGGGAGCTGCCCAGCTGTGCCTCAACCCGCTCTCCCGTCTCGGGATCGGTAACCTCCTGCCGCCCCCACCAGCCCCGACGGGAGAGGTTGTCCGCCATCTCGTTCCGCCACTGTCGGAACGGCTTTCCTTCCGACATCGCGGTGGTGAGAGACTCACGGATATCCGAGAGGAGATCCAGATCCATCGCCTTGGCCACGGTAAACGCATGGTTGTGCTCCTCCCGCCACACGTCCTGGTAGCTAAACGCCGGCCGGAGATTCTTCCGGTCCAGGTAGTCGATCGCCTCTTGCGGCAGCGGCCCTACGTTGTCACTCATCAGCCTGGAACTCCGCGTCCCCCAGCGCCCGGGCCTTGAACATATCCAGCGCCAGCGCCCTGGTCACGCCGGTGGTATCGATCCGTGCCAAGAGCTCCGGCAGCCGCCGCTCAAACTCCCCGTAGGAGTTGCACTCCGTCGAGAGCTCCGCCACCGCCTTGTGGAGCGGCTTCACAAGCGGCTTCCACTCGGTCGCCTCTGCGATCATCTCCAGCTCATCGTTTGCCTCGGACGCCGCGTTCATCGCCGCCGCGGCGCCTTCCGCGTTCCCGGCAGTCGCCTGTTCTTTTGCCGGGGCGCCCTCCGAGTTGGCCGGTTGTTCCACCGGCGCGGACCCGCCCACCAGTACCTCGTCGTCATCGCCCGGCTCGGTCAGTCCGAGCTTGGCGTAGAGCTCGCTCCGTTTCACCGGGAATCCGAGCGGCACCAGCTTGGAGACGTTATCCACCAGGCCGTTGACATCCTCCGGCCGTGGGACCGGGAGGCGGAGTTTCGGGTACTGCTCCTGGGGTCCGAAGTTGAGATTGATATACGGGATCACCAGGTCCCGGTTCAGCGTGGTCTCAAGCTGACGGGCGTCCGCCTCCATAATGTCCAGCCGAACCTCGTGCTGAGCGTCCTCGTTTCCCAGCTTCCCGGGAGTCCCCTCGGTCGTGGCTGTCTGGCCGAGAATACCCTTCGACAATTGCGCGTCCACCCACCTCGCCAGCTTCTCGAAGTGATCGGTACTACCGCCGGGCTTCACTCCTTCAACGATCTCGATCGCCATGGCATCAGGGATCACCGCGCCAATGTCCCGGCCGATGTTCCGTACCGCCCGCTTGAGCACGTCAATATCGTTCTTGGTAGCGTTCTTCCCGTACTTCCCCACCCGGATCGGGTAGCCGAACACCTCCACAAACGCCGCCCACCCGGCAACGTCGAAGCTCTTGATCAGGTGGTAGTACGCCGCAACCAGGGCAAAGCCGCCCCGGATCGGGAGCCCCGACTTCAACAGCGGCTCGTGTTTCACGAACTTGTAGAGCGGCAGTTCAACCTTGTCCGCCCCTTCCCGCAGGAGCAGCTTCCGCCCGGTCACCGTATCGTAGTCAAACCACCGAGGGTCCCGCCACTCGTACCGCGCCGGCCGCCAGGGGGTACGATCGGTATCCCACATGATTTCATTCACCGAAAACCCTTTCCCAAGGGCATCCAGGGCGTTGGTCACCAGCTCGGCAAACTCCGGGCGGTCTATAATGTTCTGCTTTACGCTCTCAGCCATCTCATGAGCGGTGTCCGAGTCGTCCGCGGGTGTCACCGTCGGATCCAGTCCCACGATCGAGAGCTTCCGTGTCCCGAGGACGCTCCGGTAGTGCAGGTCCCGCTCTTCCATCTCTTCCGCAAGGGTCAGGTAGTCCTGGATATCACCAGCCTTCGCTCCCTGGATCAGGGTTGCCAGTCGGGAGGGATCGAGAGTTGCCGCCACCTCGCTGGCGTTCCATCCCTGCCGAACACTGAAGGCGTCCGGGCCGGATACCTCCTCACTCAGAGATTGCTTATTCAAGCCTTTCAGCGCATCGCGCAGCCGCTTACCAATCGTCATTGTCGCCTTGCCTCCATGGGTTGGGTGCCGTCACCGGCTCGTACTGATACGGCTGGTAGGTGTTGTCGTCGTTCACCTGGGCGTACACCGCCATAACTCCGGCAATCACCGCATCGCCGTGCCGCTTTTTCCCGTCGGCGTCCCGGGTATGCTCGGCGATCATCGGAATCCCTCGGTCCATCACCACCGCTCGGTGGTCGTCCAGGATTCCGGCGTGCTTCGGGATCCGTATCGCGTCGTCCTCAAACTTCGCCTTGTACTTCGGCATGTACTCCAGATAGAACTGCCGGGCAATCATCACCTGGTGCACATATGCAGGGCCGTACCTCTGCGCCGCCAGCTCGGCAATCATCTGTCCGTTACCCCGGGCATCGATCGCCGCACACGAGAATCCCGGCAGCTTGTCCGCCGCGTAGCAAAACACCTGGAACTGCTGCATGAACGGTATGTTCCGCAGCTCCACATACGCAATCGCCTCGAGGGCAAGCTCGGAGCTTTCGAGAAACAGCCCGATCACCGACAGGTCTCCCGATCGGGCAAAGTCCATGCCGATATACCCTCGGGGGCGTCGCCCGCTCTCTGCCGACCGTAGCCGCGCCGCGGTAAGTGCCGGCGCCAGGCTGTCGGCGATCCAGTCTTCGGTGTCCGCCGTCCTTCTGGCGTCCGCAAGATAGGTGAACTCGTCGCTCTGCTCGTAGGCGGCAACCGGTATCGTCTGATCCATCGACCGTTCAACCAGAGCCCTGGGAAAATACTTCGACCCGCTCCGGCTCGGAATACAGAATAGCTCCTCGTCGGCGCCGTCGCCGTAGAACTCCACCAACTCCTCGAGCCACCGTTGTTCACCCTCGGCGGTCCATACTGCATTCTCTTTCTTGGACGCGTTGCGCATCTCGAGGATCCGGCGATAGAGTCCTTGCTCAATCGCCTCGTCGATCGTGATCCGGTGAAGGCTGTAAGGGCGCTTCCCGGCGCGGATGTCCTTTATCAGCTCGTTGAACGGATTGTCCTCGCCGTTGTGGGTGCTGATTATCCGCACGCTACCGCCCCACATAAGGAGTGCCATCGCCGCCTTGAGCACCTCGGCGAGGTTCTCTACAAATGCCGCCTCGTCCAGAATCACCCGACCCTGGCGTCCGCGAAGCGTCGTTGGCCGGGAGGGTAGGCCCATGATCCGACGGCCGCTGGGAAAGGCGATCTTGTAGGCGGTAATGTCCTTGTCTTCGTCCCGGACGATCTCCTCTTCCATATCGCTCGCCGCGTACTGGAAGTTCCGGGCCCACTCGGCACAAGTGAGGATAAAGTCCTTGGTGAACTCCATATTGTAGGAGATATAGAACACGTCGGTACCGTTGTCCGCCGCAGCGGTAAGCACCGCGTCCGCCGCCTCCGCCCAGGTAAGACCTACCCGTCGGGACTTCTCGGCAACCTTTACCTGAGCATCATCCTCGATCCATTTTTGTTGATAGGGAAGCAGCACCGCATCCATCGCGCCCCCTTACGAGATCCCGAGGATACGGTTCTTGATGAGGAGTATCGTCTCCGGTTTCACCCCGGCGGTCTTTGCCGTCTTGGCTACATCCTCGGCCGCAACCGCCACCTCCTGCTTCAGCTTCCGCTCCCGCTCAGCATTAGTGTGCGCCGCCTGCTCCAGATCCCGAACACCCCGTGCCACCTTGTTGATCAGGTTCGCCAGGGCGGGAATCCGCTCTTCGGGATCACCGTCCTGGAGCTCCTGCAGGTTGAGCATGAGATCAAAGACTACAAGCCGCAGCTGGTGGTTGATCACTTTCCCGAGTTGGTTCTGCTTTTCTTCTCCGTACTTGTCCAGATAGGCATCCGCCAACTCTCGGGCTTGCCGGTTCCGTTCGGTAAACTGCCGCATCTTCAGCGCATAACGGTTGACAGCTGACTTACTCACCACCTTCTCGCCGGCAGCATCGTTGATCGTGTCGGCAATTGCTTGCTGGGTAACGTTGGGATCGTTCAGGAGCTCAATCAGGGTACTGCGAAGCTCCGGGTCAAGTCGGTCGATACTCGATTTTCCGCCCATGACTCACTCCGGGATAGGGCGGTCCACACCCTCCACGCGAGCATGGCCTTTCGCTACATCCAGCCCGAGCCTGGTGAGCTTTGCAACGATGATACCGTTCCCCAGATCCTCGGCGGCTACAAGGTTCTGCTCCTTCAACCACTGGATCTGCTCATTCACCTGGGAAACACCGACGCCGTGACCATAGGCCACCAGGAGGCGCTGGAGCATCTCGTTGCTCAAGGAGTAGTCGTTGTCGTTTTCCATCCCCTGCAGCATGATGATCCGCTGGTTGGGACCGAAGATATCTTTCATCCATCCTCCTTACGTCGCGCCATAAAGCGCTCCTGCAGGACCCGCACGATGTTACTGATACCCTTGAGCTCCCCCTCCATGTTGGATAGTCGGTCCAGCAGGGTGGTGAACGTCCGGTTCTCCAGATTGCTCACCCGTACATGCAGCTTGTTCACATCGTCGCTTCGTTTCTGCTCCATTCGATCGATCCGAGCATTGATCTTCTCCTCAAGCTCGTCCAGGTTCGTCTCGAGCTTCTCATGTAGTCCGTCGACGGCTTTTTGCAGGCTACTGGTCACCTGCTCCTGGTGCTCCCGCTTGTCCTTGCGGAGTCGGTGGTTGAGGCTCAGAAATGCCACGATCAACCCTGACAGGCTGATTCCGGTGCTGATCCATACGCTGTAGTCCACTACTCCTCCTTTCCGCGATAGAACTCCAGGGTGTCCCGAAGGTCTGCAATCTCCCGCCGATACTCGATGATGTTGTACCGGAGCGCCCGGTAGTCATCGTAGGTCAACAGGAGTCCGCTGAGCTCCGGCACATCCTTAAAGTGCACCGGCTTGATATCCGCCGGCGCCGGGAGAGGAGGGTGTACCGCCTCCGGTTCCGCTACGCTCTCAATCGTCTGACAGCTTGTCAGGAAAGAGAGCGTTAGCGTCATGAAACAGATCGGAATCATCCGTTTCATCCACACGCCGCTTCTCATCCGCAGCCTCCTGTCTGTTCTCTTGGCGATCTCCCATGAGATCCTGCATATCGTCCAGTTTGTCGTTCGCCCGATCAATCGCCGCCTCGGCCGCTCGGTTCTCCTCCCGAAGCCGTGCGTTCCGCTTGAACAGAAACCACAGCAGACCGAACTCGAGAGCTACCACCCCAAGCAGTACCAGTACCGCCGTAACACCGATACTCAC